CGTTCCGACCCGTTATCCTCCGCTCCCGCCGGAGTACCTTCGACCGGGGGGGTGGCCCCTACGGCTTGCCACGCTGGCCCACAGCGCACGATCGATGCCCTGCCCTTGTCCTGCATCGTCCGCCACCTGCAGCGCGTCCTGCAGCCTGTATGCAAGCCTGCGTGGCACGGCTCGATATGGCGCAGTGAACTCCCTGGCCGCCCGTTCGTATGCGTTGGGCGCACCGATGAAGCGCAGCGTCTCAACCTCGATGCTGTCCTTGACCCCGTCGACATCAGCAATCGGGTCGATCAGCACCAGCCCCCGATCCACCATGATCCTGATGGCGTTGGCCTGATGCACCGTCTTGGCCACACCATCCCCCATCGGACGCATCGGCATGTCGATGTCGCACCATTGGCGCAGCACATCGTCCACCCACACCACATGCGTGAGCATTCTGGCCTGGGTGCAGTGGTAGACCTGCCATGGGCGGGCGCATGGGGCTTGGATTCTCATGGCACAAACCTCGCGCCCGCTTGCCAGCCAACGGTCAGCAGCAGCAGGATCGACGCGGCGCCGACCACTCGCGCAAGGCGCATGCCGAAGGTATCAGGATTCGCAACCATCGCCACGACCATCACCATCAGCTGACTGGCCAGCACCCACATCATGCAACGCGCGAACAGTTCCATCACACCCCCTTGTTCTGCTGCTGCCGGCCACAGGTCGAGTGCCGATCATGGAACCGACCAACACAGTCGCCCACGAACTGAGCGGCCAATTCGTTGGTGTCCAGCACCAGCGTCGTGCCGCATCGCTTGCACTCCGCCACATTGACAAAGTTCGGCCCGGTGGCGGATGGACGTGGTAGCGGGCGCGGCGGTGTGTGGCCCGGACCTGTCTGCGCAGCAGGCCGAAACGCCTCGCGCGAGATCTCGCCCAGCAGCTTCAGCGCAAGGTAGGCCAACACCATAAGCACGGCAGCCGCGCAGAATGCGAGCGTGGTGCCGGCGATCAGCAGTGCAGTTTGCATCACGCCACCGCCGCGACATTCAGCGATTCCATCTGCATCGCCCGAACCGCGCGATCGCCTTGCAGACGATCGAGGATCGCTGACGATGCCTCAAAGGCCGCCAGATCCTTCGCCCCCTGCTCGATCCGCATCCTGCAGGCAATACAGTCCGGATCGCATCCAGGCAGCAGCACAACAACCGGCGCGAAGTTGCGCTTGAGCCCACGCCACCAGTACGGCGCGTCGACGGCAACGTGTTCGCATGCGGCAGCCTCGTCGATGGTGGCTCGCGGCTGAAACCATATCCCGTTGACGCACTTGCGGTAGAGCGTTTCCTGTGGTTCGACACAGGCGGCCGTCTGAAACACGCCATTGCGCAGCGGTGGGACTGTGCTTTTCAGCCAGCCAGCCAGATCCTCCTCGGTCCACCTCATCGCGCTGCCCCACGATCCACGATCGCCGCATACGCCATCGGCAGCACCACAGCGAACGTCAGCACAAACAGCAGCGCCAGCACGGCCGGCCAGATACGGGTGCGCCGCCTGGGCAGGGTCGCGCGGTACGGGTTGCGGGCGGTCATGGGCATGGCGGGCCTCAGAATGTGCAGTCTGCGGTTGATGTCACCGGCGGCTGGAACAGCGCCGGCTGGCGGGAATTGCGCACGATCGGCTCGACCGTGACCACGACCCGGGCCGGGCCGTCCGGTTCCATGCGTTCGCCGCCGTCGGACCACACCCAGCGGTCATCCTCGAAAACGATGTCCTTCATCGCGTCGTAGAGGCATTTGCGAGCGTTGTCCAGGTCGATGCAGCGCACGCTGTCGTCCCAGTTCATCGGGTCTTTCTGCGCGCGCTTGGCGGCGTCCTGCGGCCTGGCCGGGTACAGGTACAGGCAAACGCGCACCCTGCCCTTGATCGGCTCACGGATGCCGGCTGCGCGCGCCAGCCATGCGACCTCGCGTTTGTAGGCCTTGGCTTCCTTGGACGGCGCCATCATCTGGCGGCCGTTCAGGGTGAACTGCGTCCAGTAGCGGTTGGCGCTGATGGGGTATGGGAGGACCAGGGTTGTCATTCTTTCCCTTTCGGCCCGGGCGTCACCAGCTGGTGCCAGCGCAGATGGCAGCCGCGGCACAACCACGACCGCGGCCATGCGTCGCATTCCTCGCCGAAAAGCGCGCGCGGCGCCCAGTGATGCAGTTCAGTGCCGCCGGCCCCGCAAACCTCGCATGGCGGCCTGGTAGCCCCCTTGCGCTGGGTAGCCGTCAGCACATCGATGACCCCGCTTTGCCGCAGTGCCACTTCCTTTTTTGCGTAGATGGTCGTCGTCGCCAGGCATCTGGTGCAATACCAGGGATATACCGTCGCGCCGCTGGCCAGCTGGGCACGGCCGATCCTGAGCGCTTCCCGCGGCGCGTGGCACTTGGCGCAGCCACGGTCGAGCATTTCCTGTGCGTCTTTGACTGGCCCGGTTGGTCGCGTCACAGCAGATCCATGTAATTCGTCGGCCGGCACTGGGCGTCGGCGCAATACTGGAAACTGGCTTTGTGGAACCACAGCGCGGTGCGGCCCTCCCACTCGCCGTTTCGCTGCTTGTCGCAGGCTAGGATGGCGTCGGGTCCGTCCAGCTTTTCCAGTTCGCGTTCTGACAGGTGCTTGCCCTGATCGTGGCGAGCCTTGAGCAGTTCCTTCGGCTTGTTGCGCCAGACGATCAGCACGTTGTCTACCTGGTCGGGCACCTCGCCGGCACCCTTCGAATCATCGGCGGTCGGGATCTGGGTTTCATCACCCAGCTTTTTCGTGTGGTGCACCAGGTGGATGTGCAGCCCGGTGTCGTGGGCGATCGTGCACAGATCGTTGACGAAATCTTTTTGCGCGTTGTAGTCGTCGGCGCCGCGGACTACCTTCATCAGCGAGTCGATGACGATGTGCTGCACACCCTTGCGCGCCGCGGCATATCTGCACACGCCGTAAACCGTTTTCGGCTTGACCGTGCCCTGCTGGTCGTAAAACCACAGCTTGCCGTGCAGCCAATCAAGCATCGCCTCGGCGGCCATGTCGGTCGGCTCGCCGCTGGCGGAAAATTGCCGCAGGAACCGTTCCAGCTGGCGCAGCGGGTGCATTTCGAACGACATCACCGCGGCTTTCTCGCCCTGGCGCAGCAGGCCCAGCAGAACATGCGACAGCACCATCGACTTGCCGTGACCGCGCGCCCCCATCCATTCCGTGACCTCGCCGGGGCGAAACGCGAACTGGCCGTGCGTCTTGCCCCAGGGCAGCAGCGACGCTGCCTTGCGGCCGGTTCCGGCGCGGAACGCCTTGAACGACCGGCGAAACGCAGCCGCGTCGATCAGGCGAGCTTCCGGCTCGGTTTCGCGCATGAACTCGGCGAAGTCCTGCCCCAGCAGCATTTCTTCGGGAACGCTCAGATCGCCCATTCGACCGCCTCACCGCCTCTCAGTTGCAGGAACCACGACGGCGACAGCAACGACACGCCAGCTGCGCCAGCCTCGGTCGCCTTTTCGAACACCTCCATGCCGACGTCGTCTAGGTCGGCGTGCACGATCACCGGAATGCCGCGGCAGAACCGGAAGTCGAGCGCCTCGATGGGTTCATCGGGATAGACCCAGACGTCGGCCTTCCAGCCGTTCGGCGTTTCGTAGACGCTGCACTCGGTGGCATCCCGAATCGGAATTTCCTCGCGCACCAGGATGTCGATCGAGCGGATCGGCAGTTTGCGGATGCGCCAGGCAACGACTGCGGCATCGCCGATCATGTCGCCCCCATCATCGCGTCGTCGTCCTCGCGCTCGCGCTGGGCGCCGGCGGTACCGGCTGTCTTGCGCTGGTGGCCGATGGCAAACAAGCCGCGCCAGGAATTCAGGATCGACTGGTCAATCACCCTTCCCGGGTCGTGCCCATCGGCCCGCAGGTCGTCCAGGGCCTTGACCGCCAGTCGCATGCCGTCGGGTGTCATCGGGTGCTTGGTGCTCACCCGGAAAGCAACGAACCGTTCCCAGTCATCGGGCTTGAGCCAGTCCGGCAGGACAATCCCGATTTCCCCCGGCAGGGGGTTAGGGGGATTCTTCTTTCTTCTCTTCTCTTCTCTAGGTAACGCTCTACTAACGCTGCCAGCGTTACCTGTTGCGTTACCTTCACCGTTACCCGGCGCGTTACCTTTACCGTTACTTTTGTGGTTTGCGACACGCTTTGCGGTCAAAGCGCGGTCTTTTGCCGTTTTTCCGCAGTGCCGATCGAAATTCGGCAGGTCGACACCGCCTTTTGTGACATGCAACCAGCCAACCGACTGCATGGCTTCGGCGAAGCCGGTAACGCCAGAAATACGATCCAGTAACGCTGGGGTAACGCTGGGAGCGTTACCTTTTTCGGTGTGCTGATCGAACCAGCGCCAGACCCGAAACAGCTTGCCAACGACCAGATCCGGGTCATCCCAGCCCATGCGCGCGGCGATCGCGAACACCTCGGGCTTGTCGGGCGTCGACGTCTCCATCTTGATCCACTCGCCGGCCATCAGGCTGCTTCCCTCGTCTCGGTATTCTTCTCGGGTTCATGCAGCAAGCCGTCACGCCCGCACGGTGCGCGCTCCTGCCGCAGCTGGTGCGCGAATTCGAAGCGGTTGTCGTGGGTGCAGTACGGCATGCCGGACATCGGCCCGGTGTAGCGATGGGTGCATGTGTCGCAGGTTTTCACGCCGCCACCCCGCCCCGTTCCTCAACCGCCTCAACCTGCCGCATCGAAAACCAGTTCCCGTCATACGCGCACTCGATGGGCCTGGTATCGAAGGTCAGCAGCAGTTCCACCTGCACGACCCGGTTGCGATCCTCCCAGGACCGGCAGTCCGTGCAGGTCGCGGCCAAGCCGTCGAAGATGCCGCCGGTGGGCTTGACGCGGAAGCGGCGGCCGATCACTGCACCACCTCAATCGCAACCCATACCCGCACGGCCGCAGCTTCACCGGCCCGGGCATTGCCAAGATTCCAGCGGCTGGTCGCCAGCGCCTCTGCGTGCGTGCGAAACACGCCCAGATCCAGCGTGGGCCGTCCATCGACCACAGGCGCCCAGCGCGGCGTTTTCTGTACCGGTGGCGCGATCATGCGTACCACCGCTGCAGGTTGTCGGCGTTGGCCAGATCCATCGCACCAGCGGGCGGCCATGCAAACTCGCCCATGTCCGGTATCGGGAAAGGCAGCCCGCCGACCGGCCGATACCGAGTGTCCAGCAGCGTGTACAGCAGGCGGCGACCGTTCCGGCGCGGCTCATCCGACACCTGGACCTGCTGTGCCAGGATCGCCGGGCGCAGCATGGTGCTGATCGTGCGGGCCGGTGCGTTGCACAGCGCTGCGACTTCCTCGGCGGTGTAGGCAAGCCCAGGCTGCATGGATCGCAGCGCAACGTCGGGGGCGGTACCGGGGCGGGGGGCGTAGGTCATTCAGTCACCGTCACCGCAACGGCCGGCAGCAGCGCCAGAATATGTTCCGCCATCCGACGCGCATCCGCGGCCGGCAGGCACACACTGCCGTTGTCCGTGATCGTCGCGTTGATCAGTTCGACCGTGCCGTCCATGAACACCGCGACCTCGAACGGTTGCGGCTCGGGGGGGGGTGTCGGTTCCTTGGCCTTGCGGGGCTTGGCGTACTTGCCAGGCCGCGGCTTGCCGTCACCCAGCGTCAGCGTGTTGCCATCGCGCGCCAGCTTGCCGGCCGATACCAGCACACCGATGCGCATCTGGACGATCTTGGTACCGACGTCGGGCAGCTGCGCGCGCACGTCATCGCACGTCAGGTCGCCGGCGTTGGTCACCAGCTGCAGGATTTGTTGGTCGATGCTCATGCCCTACCCTTCGTCCGGCGCAGCCGGTTCAGTTCCTGCAACGCCAGTTGCACGGTGTGGGTCGCGTTGTCGATGGTTTCGACGATCCGCTGTTCCTGATCCTCAGGCGACTTGCGGTCGGGCCGGGCATGCAGGGTTTCGTCGCAGGCGAAAAAAAAGGACGCTGCGAGGCATGAACCCGACAACGCCACCGAACGAAAAACGCCGGCCCAGCTCAGGCCGGCCAAACCCCGTAAGCCGCGGGGCACAAATTGGGGGCCGGCGTGCGCAGTTCCTGCGCCGGCGACAGGTGTGGTCGAGCCAACCAGGGAGACTCCCGACCGGATCCGTGCGGACTGCGCGCCTGGATTCATCGTCCACCCCGAACGAGGGAAGGCGGCCGGTCCGCTCCGTGGCAGAGTTGTGCTTCCACACGCAACCCGACCACGAAGGGACCGACCATGGAACTCTTGAACCCGACCTTGACCATCCAGAACACCACAAGCACGGGCTGGCTGGTGAGAATCCGGCACAACTGGACCGACCACGAATATCTGGACTTCGCTGTAGCCATCACGCGGCATCCGTCAATGGAGATTGCGGAGGCGTTTCAGGCTGCCATTGCGCAGATGACGCATCGGGCCAAGACCTTGCACATCCTGACGGGCACGCCAGTCGACGACTGACGTCGACAAGGCGGGTCGAGTCGACCAGTTCGCACCGGCAGCGGGTGCAGTACATCGGGCGAAACCATGCCGGGGCGTTGCTCATGTCAGGCGGCCTGCTGCGGCTCGGCGGC